GCAACTCGACTTGAAAGGTGCCCTCTTGAATTGCTCGCTCAATAAGTTCGGAAAGTTGGTTCAACAGGTTAACAGCGTTGTTTCCTGCGTTGAATTGATCGCCGACACTACGTTGTAGAAGCTCAGGCCACGCAGCGGCTTGGCTAAGGTCGCTCATGATTGAGTACCAAATACCATTCTCAGGCTTATAACCGTCTGGAATTGCGGCAGCATCACCGTCACAGACTTTGCGGAAGTAGTCTTCGAAAGCATCCTCAGTTACAGTCCACTTGACGTTATCTGCGTTGTAAAGACGTTCGAAAAGCTCTTTACCGAATCGTGATAGCTGAGTGATCTTGTAAGTGTCGATTAGGTAGGTGACGCTGGGACGCGCATCACGAATAAAGTCGTCCCACAGAAAGTCCGCAAGAGCAGAGCAGTAAAGAGTAAGCGGCTCGTTATTAACAAGCCGCACAAACTCAGTGTGCTTAGTGGTGTTGATCAAGTTACTCATTGGGAGATCTCACTGATGGCGCGAGCCAGAGTGTCGCAGTTGTTTTGAAGGTTTTGTGCAAGCTTGACGCCTTTGGATCGCGTCGTGATGTTCATGCGGAAGCGAGTACCGTCCATGATCTCGTTGACTTTTTCGCGAACGGTATTCATGTCCCGATGATACTTGCGAAGGGAAACAACGTAGTTGTTAAGGTCTCCGAGAGACTTGCCGTGTTTCGCCGTGCAAGCATTGAATTCAGACATGATGCCAGCGGCGGCGCGTTTGGCGTCCGAGAACACACGATCCGCCGTGGGAACTTCCTGCTCCAGAACTTCGTTAATCACAGTTTGATCGTCGATGTTCTGGTACACAATGTGCACAAGGCTATTGTGCATGTGTTCTGCGTACAGTTCTTCGTCGCCTTGCACCACAGCCCACGCCTTAAGGAACTTAAGAATCTGAACGCGACGGCGGTCGGAGATGAAGATACTGCGCTGTGCGAGCATCTCCCACACAGAGTTAAACTTGTCGAGAAACTCGTCGCTTACCTTAACTGAGTTGGTTTGCTTTTGAAGCTCCGTAAGTTCAGTAAGAGTAAGGTGCACACCGACAGCGGGACGCGACTCTAGGCCAAGTGCCCAAAGATCAAGCTGACGCTTGGACACAGGCTTACGCAGATTTTCCACCGTGGGACGGAACAGGAAGCGATCAGCGAATGCTTGAAGCGATTCTTCCTCCGGCCACGAGTTAGTGGCGGCAATGATGGATTGGATTGGAGTTTGTACGTAGTCTTTGCCGTTGTTAAAGGTGCGTTCGTTGAGGATCGTCAGCAGCGAGTTAAGGATCGCAGAACTACCACGGAACAGTTCATCAAGGAAACCAATGTGCGCCGTGGGCAGATACCCGTTAATGTCGCGAGTGTATTCGTCGTTGAGCAGTTTGGTAACAGCAACCGGACCAAACACTTCGGAAGGATCGGTAGTCGGAGTCAGAAGATAACCGAAGTAGTTAGCGTCTTGGATACCGTTGCAGATGTTGCGAACAAGGTCAGATTTACCCGTGCCGGGTTTGCCGAGCAGAAACGCATTCTGTTTCGACAGGAGTGAGGCCAGAAGTCCGTCGATAACGTGTTCGCGTTCGAGAGTCGAGTTGTTGAGAGCGCCGCGAAAGTTTTGGAGCTTAATAAACAGTTCGTTGTTCATGATGAGTGAATGTTGGATGTTTAGAATGAGTTGAGACTACCCCATGATACATGGGGACTAGGTGCTTGTCAAGTATTTAGTAATACTTTTTAAGCAGGTCACTTAAAGGTGAGTTTTCTGTTACTTTAGATGTGTTGGGCTTATTGGAGATCACTTTACTTACGTTTTCTTTAAACTTTTCGTGAATTTTTTCTAAGTTCGCTGTGTGCTGTCTTACTAGATCTAATAGCTCCGTAGTCTTCCGTTCCTTTTCAGCATCTGTTAAAAGTCTATAGTTAGACATATTTAATTGCACTTGTTGAACATGATTTGCGTTTACACCGTTGCCTGAACTGTATACAACACCTTCGCTGTTAACGGCTAGATACCTGAGTATGTTTATTCCGAGCAGTCTATAGAGTGCCGATAGGTCATTAGAATAACCGCGCGCAAAGAAGTCTGTAATACTTAAATTAGGCATAATGTCTGTTGTTGCGATAAGCTCATAAGGTTTGAAATTAAGTTCTTCCTGCGTCTGTTCTTCTACACACTTATGAAAATGCGTCTCGAAGTCAGATAAACTTTTAGACCTGAAACCGGAGAACTGAATAACTTTTGTCGCAGATACCGGCGCACTGATGGGCTCTGACACGAACACACCTAGTTCATTACCTTTCTTTTCGTAATAGATAGGAACACTAATCGTGTAGTTGTACTTAGCTACATAGATCTCATGCACCTGAAACTTAGATCGTCCTCGGCGTGGGCGTCCCATACAATCTCCTTGGTGAATAGTGGGAGTAAATCAGAAGTCAAGCGGAGCGTCTTTTGTCTCCGTAACTTCGCTAATAAGCGAGTCGAGGTTCTCGTTGGCGGTGCCAATAAGCTCCTTACGTTGAGCAATCAGTTTCTTCAGTTGTTTTGAGCGCTGTTCGTAAACGTCCAACTCAACATTGGCGTCCTTAATCAACAGATTCAATGCGTTAGCGTTCTCTGCGGTTTTGATCCTCTCGCACAGAGTCTTGTACTGAGTAGACAGTGCAATAGACTGCTTGAGTTTCTCAAGTCCTTTGGAAGAATCCCGTTGGTTGCAGATGCTCTCAAGCTCTGTCCTAATGTCCTCCTGAATCTTGTAGAAGTTCTCAGTAGCTTTCTCACGCAGGTTTCTATCGGGAGACTGAATGTCGCTGCCTGCGTTAAGCAGATTTTCGGCGAGCGTGGACAGATTCGTAAAGCCAGGAACACTGTCGCTGATCAGCTTCAGTTTCTCTGCCGTAATCTGCCAGCTCCCGCGTTTCTTATCAGAACCCGTTTGTTGCTTGCCGATTTTGGTAATATGACGTGTATCAAGGTCGTCAACCAATTCGGCGCCCATCATAAGTGCTCGGTCGGCAGCGCTGTTTTGGGCAGCTTCAAGAACTTGTGAAGTGTTGATCTGATTCTCGTAGGCAACGATAGATTCGATGTTACCTTCAATCGGTTTAGAAACTTTTTGAAGTGAGACAGGAAGCGGCCCAAGAACAGAGACACGGATAGGTGTGCGGTACTCTTCCTTAGTCGGGAAGAATCTCATGTAAGCAGAGAAAGCAATCTTGTATTCTTCGTCATCGCTGAACAAGGGGCGCAAGATACCTTCAGCAGTCTCCTGCCACTTGTGAAATTCGCTCTCCCACAGACCTTTAAGACGTTCGTTAGCTTCGTTTGCAGTCTGTTTGATCTGGTTAATCAGATCGTTGGCGAGGACAAAGTAATTAGAAGTGACAAAATGAGCATCGCCGTAGTGAATGCAATAAGAATCATAAAGATCGCGCTGCATAACACGAAGCGAATCAAGCTCACCTTTAAGTGCGTTCGACAGGTTAGGGCGGATGCTAACAGTGTTATTTGCGACGAGAGTTTCGATTACCCGCGCGGGCAATTTAAGGTCGTCGAACTTGATCTGAACGCTTTGACGAACTTCAGCAGAAATAGAGCAGGACAGGAGATAATGCGTAGTCATTTGATTAGTTAAGTGTTTGGGGGGAAAATGTCAGAAGAAAAACCCTCCCGAAGGAGGGTCGCGGGGTTTCCACCACCCGTAAAAGGTAGCGCACATAGTGTCCTCACGTCAAGGGCTTTACAAAAAGTACAGCTTTAACTTGTAGCGTCTGATGCAGTTCAGGCCGCTATCATCAGCCTCGCGTCTTACTTGAGTCGGGTAAACGCCAGAGTGATCTTGTCCGTAACTTCGTCGCATTCTTTGCTTTGCACTAGCTGCTCCGCAGTGTGCTTAAGCTGCATCTTTGCGAGCTTCAGCTCTGCTTCCAGCTTTGCGACTTTGGCTGCGAGTTTCTCCAGCTTGACGTGCGGCGTGGGTTTACGTTGAACGCGGATAACGATATTCGCACCGTATTCGGGAAACTTGAAACGACTGTTAGTCCCGCTGAAAGAAGTAAGATCAATACCCTGCGATTCTGCGAGGGTAACGTCACGCAGCAAGTTATCTTTGGCAGCTTCGAACGGGATACCGAAGGAGTCTTGAACTTGTGCCAGCGCGACGTCGCAATCATTCCAACTCTCTGCAGCGAGTTTGCCGAGAGTAAGCAGTTCGGTGGTAGTGACGGTCATGAGTCTGATGTGATGTTATATGTGCGCCGCGTTAAAGGTCGGTGCCACCTCTGAGTATTGTAGCACAGTGAGAACACTGTGTCAACTTTATCTTATTTCTTGGGGTACACAGCGATTGTATTGTCGTAAACAATTTTGTGCTCTTTCATAGCGGTGTCGCGAGCGTCGTGAATGTTGTCCGCCTCAAGCGTGTAAAGGAACTTCCAACTCCCGCTGCTGTTGATGAAAATGTCGAACGTCTTGGGTGCAGTTTTGACGCGCATAGGTCTGTGAATTGCGAATGAACTGTAGCACTTTGACCGTGCTCGATACCAATAACTTTTATAGTCCTGAGCTTGGTAGTCCGTACGCGTGACTACACAATAACTTAATCAGCTAGCGTAGAAGACCTATTAAATAATTAAACTCTTATTCTGAGTTACTCCACTTAACGTAATTTTCACGCGGCCCTCGTGGGGGGTCACGATGTTTCTGGCGGGGATTCGTCAACTAAGCAAAGTCTGCTTTGACGATATTCGTCAGGTTGCTTTAAGTGATCCCACTGAACTACGTAGTGGTAATGATATTGCCCACCTTGGTTTCGTACAGTCTTAACTGCTAAGACCGTACCTCGTCTGTTTATAATAGTTTGGTGACTTTTAGCCCTCCATTCTTTCGTAAACATGTTGCCGCCGTCGTGTTTGCTGCGTGTCGTAACTCGATCACCGATCTGGTATTTAGGCAGAACCATTTAACTAAAGAAGCTTTCTTGTAGCTGAGCGAGATCTTCAACTAAGCATAAACGACACTGGGCATGTGTCGCCTTTGTGCTTACGTTATCCCAACTAACTTCATAGTAATGGTGTACACGCCCTTGCTTATTAGCTTTCGAAAGTACATTTAATATAGTTCCATAGCGTTGCGTTCGGTTCTTTTTGACAGTTTCTCGTGATTCTGCCCGTACGTTAGGTATGAAGGCGTCCTTTGGCCTTTCTGCTACACGATCTCCAATAGAGAATTTTGGCGGTTGTCCGTATTTTGGCATCAATTAGTCACCTTGAGAGTTTTAACTTTGTAAGTTTCGATCCAATCAACTAGCTTGGCAGTTGCTTTGGGGCTGTCCAATCCAATACAACCCGATGTGCCGGACTCCCCATTAAGTTTGCCCCACGAGGGATCTTGATGGAAACCCAGAGCCGAGCGCCCGGTATCAAACAACGGGCTAATCGGCACCCAATAACCTTTACCTAATTCCGGATCTTCGAACGGCGCGTGGGCAATTCCGGCCTTGTCGATACGATAAGTTCCCACAGGGAGAGGAGATTTGTTACCTGCGGTGTGTCGATTAGCTGTTTGCCTTGATGCACGTCCGGACAGAGCTTTGAGCGTGTCGATAACTACGCCAGATTTGTCGACGAGGTTTAGTTCCCAAACTGGATCTTTAGTGCTTGGTACAGTTTCCTCTGTGCGACTGAGAGTTACAAAGTATTCGGTTGATTTAACGGGCTGATCGTTAACAGGAAGTGGAAAGAAGGGGAAAGGAGGGAGAGCAGGGATTACAGGAAGTTGTACAGGTTTCGGAGGAGCCTGCATCAAATCCTGAGCCAATTGGTTGTCAGGGCTGTGTTTCTGATCGTGGTGCGCAATAAGAACGGCGACAGCAGAGACAGCAGAAATTGCACCGATCATTTCGAGTTTCATTGTGGTTTGTTATGTGAAGTCAGCGGCAAACGTAATCACTACGAATCCAACCTACAAGACCGCCGACATTAGCTTTAACCCAACGCATGTTGTCACCGCCATACACCCAAGTGTAAACCCAAAGTGATTCGTAAGCAGGAATAGAAGCAATAACGCTGGCGTTACGACTAGGCCCGTTGCGAAGATTAACTGTGCTGCCGTATTCGCGAGTGCAAGTGTATTCCGCGTGGGCAGGGAGGATCGTAGAAGCTGCAATAACTACAGCAGCGAGAAATCGTTTCACTGTGAGTGTCCGGGGGTTGTTTGTGGTGGTTAGCTTAGCAGATAATGTGTATGCGGGGCGCCCCGCGAAGCGGGACAGAGTTAGTCAAATGTGTGTAGTTAACGTGCGCAACTTGTGCGCCCGCTATCATCAATCCTCCGCAAGTTGTTTGCTCGGCCCGTAAGCGCCGACCGAACTTTTGCACACCGTAAATACTCCAAGGAGTCCCATGTCTACACGTTGCAGTGTGTACACGGGAGGTTTACATGATCGGGACGTATATACATTCATAGAGTTTTGTACAGTTGAGAGAATGAGGAACCACGCAGTGAATGAACCTGCGATAAGAATAAGGGCTCGCATGATGTTTGGTTAGTTAGATGGTTTCGATCCAGATCCATTCAGCAGGTTGTAAGTTTCTGAATCGTTTGTATTCGTTAGCCGGGACGGTGATTGCGACGGCGTGGGCACGTACATAATCTGCGAACTCTTTGTTGGCTGAGTCCAGCCCACCCCAGTCGAATCGTACGGGAATGGATGTAAGAACCATTCCTTTGTTGTCGAGTGCAACTACAAGTTGTCGGGGATTACCTTGTGAGTCATTGGTAGTTTTGAGCAGCAGGACGTTAGCAACGTCGCAGCTAATAGCAGCGTAGTGTATGCGGAACATGGTTAAAAAGGATTAGTCCAAGATTCGTACTGTTCAACTGTGATTACACGCTCTTTGCACATCGCGTCTGTGATGTTATTGAAGTATTCGCGTTGAGCGGTTACATCGCCACGGAAAAGTGTTGGGTCTTCCCTAAACACTTCGCGGCACATTTTAACTACGTCTGCTTTAGTCATCTTGCGCTTCATTGGAGTCCTCCGTTGTTGATGAAGTCTTTGCAGTCTGAGACAGTGTTGAAGGTTTTGATCGTAGAGGTAATAGACACCTCGCCGTCAAGAACTTGTACGGGAATGTGCTTGCGTACGTCGTAAAGTTTGTCTCGATTGGCAGAGGTAACGGGCTCTTGAATCTCACCTACAAGAGTATCGTCGAGGTAAACAAGTTCGCGATACCAACTCATGTTGTTGGGGAAGTGTGCGCGAACGTATTTGTAGTCGTGTGCGGTTTGCATGATGATTAGGGTGTTGAGGTTAATGTGTGCGGGGCGCCCCGCGAAGCGGGAGAAAGATTACCTCTTGGCCTTAATTCCAAGCGGTTTAGACCATTCATAATCCGCAGTTTCTTGGCTGCGATTGTAAATGTGGACGCCAAAGAATCGACCATCGCGGCGCATCTCTTCGGCCGCCAATTCTGCATCTTCGTATGTGTCGAACCATTCAAGTACAGGGAGCACACCGTGGGAAGTTACGAATCTCTCCACATAGATGCTCCATCGTTTGCCTTTGCCGATGTTGTTTCTGAAGGTGTAGTTAGTCATTCTTCGATGCCTGTGTCGAGGTTAAGTTTGCGGGCAAGTTTGTCGCAGCTTGCAGCGAGTTTGCGATTAGGATGTACAGATCGTGCGTACTCAATTAAAGTTTCCGCAGCATATATGTGCCGCCTCTCCCAATCAAGATCTACGATGTCATTTAGTTCTGCTTGGTAAGTTACAATCTGTGTGAGTAGATGAGGAGGAATCAAGTCGAGAATGGACATGCTTGTGATGGAGATTGTCATGGTAATCAGTAGTATTGTCTGCGGTATTCGTGTTCGATAGTCCAGTCGGGATTACATGCTTCGGCGCCTACTTTGCCTGGCAAACAGGGACGCTGTTCGTCCATGTAAACGTAGCCGAATCCTTTGTAGTTACCCGTTTTGAGTAGCACGTGATCGAGTGCATTACACAGACCATGTTTGTGTTCAACGTGAAAGTGTGCATCAAGACAGCGAGCGTTTACCCACTCTTTGAACTCTTGCACGTCGAAAGTCTTACGCTTTGCCATGAGTTTGTATGTTTAGGTACAGATCAAATAAACGGGTTAGAACTAATCGCAATGTAGGGTTGCCCTACTGTTAGCATTTGCGTAGGGTAAGGCTGTGCTTTGCATACTCCCAGCGCGAGAAAGTAGTCACCTTCAGAGTCGTTAATGATGACGCAACTGTTCAATTCTGCGTCGTCCATCTGTTGCAATCGCCTTAGCAGTTGTTTGTAGGTCATTGTCAACGGGTAACGAAGTGTTCTTTAGCAAGTTTGCGAGCCTTGGCAGGCGTGGGAGCCCAAATAAGTTTGCCCGTAAGTGGAGACCGGAAGTAGAAAGTGTCGCCAGGAAGTAGACGATTAGGCGACACACACTTGATCTCGATTCCTTTGTAATAAACGAATTCAGGGTAGGTTTTGAGTCCAGTCATGATGTGTATGTGGTGTAAATGTGATGTGAATGTGTTGTTGATTTATGATTACATTTCGAGCGAATGGATTGCAATAAGGAAAAGAGAGACTTTCTTCATGTCGGAGTAACAATTAGCCTCTTCGGGAATAATAGATGCAATTTCGGGATGTTCAGTTTGAAGTTTATTCATGAGGAACTGACAGTAATGTACAGAACCGTCTGAATAAAGAAATTCAGAGTTTGCATCGGCCATGAATTGATCGGGGCAAAACATAGAGGAAAAAGCGTCAGGGTTGTAACGTAGAGGGTTGTGTATGTGTGTGTGTGTCAATCTTTGATTGTAAGGAACGCAATTGTGGAGCTAGATTGAGGACGAAGTGAGAAGTAATAGCCCCAATCCTCTACAACACAGGGTGTACCTGTTAGCCCTAGCGCACGTTTACCCCGGCGCATAATTGTCTGCCGCGACGCACCTTCAGGCACAGTGAATTCGCATCGGCGCACCCACGAATAGTTAGCTTCGCCGCCGAACGTGTCGGTCAGTTCGGCACTCCAAGTTTGCGTAAGCATTGCGAGGTTGTGATAGTTTTTGCGTTAAAGATTTGGGCGCCCGCAGTGAGCGAAGCGAGCGAGGATTAGCCGCACCGTGGGAGCACTTGACGCGATCCGATAGGGATAAACCACTCGGTATCTGCATTCTTTGAATAACAGAACCATTTGTGATTCTTCTGGTACACACCCGCGTCGCACAATTCGCTCAAGATTACATGAAGCCTGGACTTTGTAGTTGGTGTCTGCCAACCACAGTCACTAACGTCTACTTCCTGTGGCGTGATGATTGCAATCGTGCTGCCGTGTAGCAGTACATTAACGCGGTCGATCTTTCGATCCCCGTGGGTAAACTGTGTGCAGATAACTTGCGTGTTGTCGAGCTTGAAGTCTTTGCGATCACGGATCGCGTCAAGCATTAGCTTTTCGATCTTTCTCATGATGTAGATACAACGAAGCCCCACGCATTGTGAGGCAAAAGGGACGCAAGGATTCGATCCTAAGCATCACGCATTAGCGCCCCAGTTAGTTACATTCTGCAAGTGTTAGGTATGACTTGCACAGATGTAATGTTGCCACTAATCGCTAGTATCGCGTTGTCAATGTCTGCGATTGTCTGTTCGTTACCGTAGTGCCCTGGATACTTTATGTTGAGGCGAATAAGCTGCTCCCGGTAGTCAGTCAATGCGTACCACATCGTTGTAGCAGAAAGAGTAGCCATTGTTTGTGTTAGTTAAAGGTGAGTAGTTTGTGTTAGTTAGAGTCAGTAACCGCGACGATCTCGTAAGAGATAATAGAGTCTTCCGTAAAGCTATAGTCACAATCCGCGATTACATCGTAAGCGTCGGCGTTATCTTCAATTTGGATTTTAACTTCAACGTAAATAGTCTTAGCCATGGTCTGTGTTAGTTAAAGGTGAGTAGTTTGTGTTAGTCAGCGGGGCAATTTAGCCGAGCGACGCGTGGTCTGTCCGGCAGCTTTGCGGGCGATGGCTTCGATTTGCTTGGCAGTCATGTTGTACACCTGTTAATGCAAATGTGGATGTTGAGAGAGTGAATCCCTCAGGCTGAGATTATGTAACCCAGCAGGAGAGAATCTGTTCGATGATCTAATAGGATCACAAAGGATCCTTACATTAACTGTCGTCTTGTGAGGCTAACTTTAGTCAGTCTGCACCCACAAGTAACATCCGATAAAACCTCTAAAACTAAAACAGACAATGTAGTTAGTTACAACGTACAGTGTAGTCCACGGACTTTAAAGTATTCGCCCGCCATCGTGACACCTCGTGCCCGTGGGATTGAATACATCCGGGAGATGTAACTACAACAAAGGCAGCTACATCGGACTGTCTGCTGTAACTAACCGCATTGTCTGCGTTAGTTAAAGGTTGCGTGCTGACGAAGCACACAAGTGTACGTCACTTCTATTGCTAGGTTGCGACCCTAGCTGACCGCTATGTATGCACAGAACGACTGTGCAGAACTGTTCTGTAAAAAGATACAGTTACCGGCCGGTTCAGAATGCCAACACTTACGCGTTGTTTGTCGACAATGGGTACGTCTGGCTCCATTCCGCCAATCCCGCAACGTATGATTCCCATTCGGCAGTGTCCTACTACGCCTACTCGGTTTAACTTATTCAGTTTTCAAGGTGCGCACACCTAGACTCCTACTACATCTCACGCCGCTCACGTTAAGCTACACTGATCCCTTGGTTGATCCCGGTCGCTTTGCTCTTGCGAGCACAGCAGGGATCGCGCATGGGTCAGGGCTGCCGCCCGGCCGTCGCGTGGTCCGATTCGGTTGTCTAGGTGCGACTGGGGCGTTCGCTCCAGTGACCACAAGTTAAACGATGGAGAGGCGCCTGTCTACCCTCTAGCCTTAACGCTAGGTGAATGTCTGGTGAGAATCCGTACGGGTCTTGGCACCACAGCACAGTAGTACAACTGTATCAGCGTGATAGTTTGTATGTACTACTCGTGATCCCCTGCGGCACAGCAGAGAACAGAACGCGCGTACGTACCATGCGCAAGGCTCGCGCGTCAAGCTAACTTTACAAACAGTTACCCCACCCCCTACAGTACAGATGTATTAGTTAAGTAGGGAAAGATAAAGTATTACATAGTGGAATTCTATGTTATACATAGTAGTGGAGTTAGTTACATTTAAACAGGCGCAATCTGAGCGCAATCTTGCCTTTTTTTTATATACGCGCTTATGACGGCGGGGCCCGCGAGAAGGGTATGGGTATCAAGCCAGGAAATTAGGCCCAAACTTTTGAGTATCAATATAGTAACAGCCGCCTTTGAAAAAAAATCGCCGCGTGGGTTTGACCTATAATGTTTTTACCTTTAAGTTTTAGAGCTGTGCGTACTCAAGCTCCGGCCAAAGAGTTTTTGGACGAGTACTTGATGGCTCAGGTCACACCAAGTATGTTTTTACGCATTGTTCGGCCGGAACAAGGCACTCACGTCAAGTCGCCAGATCTTCGGTATAACCTCGGGATTCTCGATTTGATTAAAAACCAAGATCCCGAGAACTTGAAGTTGCTGTTTGAGGATCAGTTGGCTCCCTGATGAAACCAAGTAAGGTTTTTTCTGGGTGTTGAGTGTGTTCGGTGTAGTTAGAAAAGTGTAGTTAGACGGGTATACGTAGAGGTATTGTGTGAGGGGCGCCCCGCGAAGCGGGAGGACTTTATGTTTATGGGTGCGGTTTACACGGTTGCACCCGGCGTGGGAGGCGGTATGGTTGCAACTGCGGGCGCGAGAGCGTTGAATGAGGTAGTGCGTCAAGAAACTGGTGAAGGTATCGTCCCCAAACTTCGTCAGGCTATTGGCACCGCTCCCCGTTCTGGAATCGCCTCGGGACCCGCACCCATTATGACAGGGACTGATCGGCCGATTGGTACGCCGTCGACCTTGAGCGGGCAGACTGTTTATTGGGCTGGCCCTAGTTACGGGTGGCAAAGTGGTGGCAGTTTTAATAAGGTAAGGGATCAGGTTATTGCTTCCCAAACGCGTCCGGCTCAGCGTGGTCAAGCAGCCACTCGGCCCGCTGTGTTGCCCACGGTGGTGCCGCAAACATCCGCGCAACGGAAGGTTGTTGCTCAGCAGGCGAACCGGAACGAACTTCAGCGCCGGGTGGACTTAGCTAAGAGCAGGTTTAACCCCGCCCGAGGTGAGTTTGGTCTGTCGGAATTACTGCGCGGACGGTAGATTTTCGTTTTTGACGTTGATTTTGGGTGTTTGTGGGGTGTGGTGTGTGCGTATGGGAGTAGATTAGGCGGGTTTGGGGCGTTTTTTAGTGTTATTTTGTGTTAGGTAGGGTTATTTTAGGTGTTGTAGGGTATTGTGTGAGGGGCGGTAGGGTTTTTGGCGCGTGTTTGGGGCGTGGGGGATACTTTGTTTGCTCAAAAGACCTCTTTAACCTGTAAGTTTGATAAAATACAGGTAAGGTCTTTAGGTTTATATGGCGACTCGACATCGGGACCTAGACAGTGCCCGCCAGTTCGGGCGCAGTCTGCAGTATTTACATGATTTACAGCCTTCTACGGTTGCGTCTGGTAACGATATCCTGCCGATTCTTGCTGTTAATAATGTTCTGTATGATGCACAGCCTAAACAGATCACTATTAGCGGTTTAGCTGACTCTTTATCGCCTTATATTACTGGTGGTGGGGGAGGTACTGCTAGCGCTAGTGGTATCGACGGTTCGGTTCAGTATTACAGCAGCGGGATTCTTGCTGGTGATACGAACTTCCTTTGGGATACTCAAAAGGACCTCCTGTCGATTAACAATCTGACGGGCGTGGTTGCTAGCGGTGGTCTGGCTGTTACTAGCGGGAACGTCAACATTAACTACGGTGACGCGGTTTTAAATGATGGTGGCACATACACTACTACGTTACAATGTGTAACACCAACTGCAGATAGAACTATATCTTTTCCAGATAACACTGGCACTGTTGCACTTGTAGCTGGCTCATCCTCGCAGTTAATTTATAACAACGCTGGTGCTTATGCTGGTGTTAGTACGTTTACTGCTAATGCGTCTGGAGAGCTTACACTTTCTTCGCGGTTTACTAATAGTTATACAAGCGTACCGTCTTCGCCTGCTGAGACTTTTACGGGTACTTGGTATACCGGCGGTTCGGCGACGTCGACGAAGCCTCACTTTTTAATTGAGCCTGCGGGGACTACTTCTACTGGTTGGAGTACAGCGGGTACGGGCTTTGGTGTTAATGCGGCGGCTGGGTTTACGGGGAACCTGCTTGATCTGCAGGTGAATGGGACGAGTGTTTTTGCCTTCGGCGCCGCAGGTGCAATTACAGCCGTAAGAGGAACTACTGGAGATTATTTTACGGGAAGATGGGGGGCAGTTTTTCCAATTGTTCGCCTTAATGCTACAAATGGCGAGCCTCGTATTGATCTAAGTTCTTCGGGGCTGATTCGATGGACGAATGACACGTTATCCGCAACCGCTGGGCATGATCTTGCCCTGGCTCGCGACGCCGCCAACACCCTCGCCCAACGCAATGGCACCAACGCCCAAACTTTCCGCGTCTACAACACCTACACCAGCGCTACTAATTACGAGTTAGGTAAATCCGCGTGGGAGCGAGCTAATACCGTCGCTCTTGTTTCCGGTACAATCACATCTACCACTCTTACAGTCTCCACAGTTACAAGTGGTACCGTAGCCGTTGGTCAGATAATTACTGGTACAAACGTTCTTCCCGGTACCCGTATTACCGCGTCCGGAACAGGCACAGGCGGAACTGGCACTTATACAGTCAGCCAATCTCAAACTGTCGCATCTGGTTTAATTACAGGCGGGACCCCGGCATTCTGCGTGGGCACCGAGAAAGGGGCGATAAGTGGTGTAGCGTACGACTTAGCTCTTGTTACTGACGACACCCCACGGTTGGTTCTGGATACTACGGGGTCTGCTCGTGTCGCTACAGGTTTAACTGTTGCAACGCTGCCTAGTAGTCCTGTTGTGGGAATGATTGCCCGAGTTACAAACGCTAATGCCCCTTCGATTGGCTCCACCGTTACTGGTGGTGGGGCTGCCGCTGCCCTGTGCTGGTACAACGGCACTAACTGGACCGTTATCGGAGTTTGACCCTTGGACTACCTGATCACCATCCCTGACGAACTAACCCCCGGCGTGGTTGCCATCGGGTATGCCGAAGGGCGCACCCCCGAAGAGGTTGTTTCTTCCTACGCAGAGGCAGCCGCGCGTAAAGCTTGCCAGGATCTTAAAGTTGGCCCTTACTACCAAGGGCCTATTCCGCCACAGTTTAACGCTGACGGCACACCGTACACACCGCCCCCTACTGAAGAAGTTCTTGTCGAAGAACCTATCGGCGGGGAATCCCCCGTGGGGGAGTGATGTCGGGTTCTGACACGACTTTAGTCAGAGCCCGTAACGAGTTAGGGCAGTTTGTCGGTGATGACCCCACGACCACCGAGGTTGACGAGGCGTGGGTACCCACAGCAGTCAACGACACTACGACGGGAGGTGAGGTATGACGCTGATCGTCAAGCCTGGCTTCACTTTTGACGCCGATGCTTCGACCTATATTGAGGCCGTGGAAGCTGCTGATACGCAGGCGCTGGAGACCAACGTGCGCTATGCGATCAACAACTTTGTGATCGGCTGCAAGCAGGACGGCATCTGGAGCGCCATCAAGGCAAGCTGCATCCTGGCTGGTGCTCGGACGCTTACCGGAGCACTTGTTCCATTGGTGGGGACTGCGCCGACCAACGTGGGGGGGCTGTTTGTCTCCGGTGATTACAACCGGAAGACAGGGTTAAAGGGTGACGCAAGCACAAAATATCTAAACGCAAACCGAAACAACAACGTAGACCCCCAAAATAGTCGCCACTTAGGCGTGTATGCCACCGAAAAATCGGCAACTACAGTAAGAGCGCTGATCGGCACAAACATTGCAAGCGGAAGAAGCAGAATCTTTATCAACAGCGCCAACGATCTACTGACAAATCATTCGGACGCGACAAATAACACATCTGCGGGCTCTTATACAGTAGGCACGGGTTTAATTGCGATCTCAAGATCAAGTAGCGCGTCTTATGATTTGCGTGCTGCGGGAATAACTACTGCCATCGCAGTGGCTTCTAGCAGCCCAGGGTCAAGTGATTTGTCCGTGTTTGCTAATGCCGGACAGAATCTTAGCGCCCCTCGTCTTGCCTTCTATTCCATAGGCGAATCTTTAGACTTGGCCAAGCTCGACGCCCGCGTAACCGATCTGATCACCGCCATCGGAGCCGCTATACCATGACACCCACACAAGTTTTTAACACTTCTGGGTCCGTTGGAGCATCGGGTGTAACCTGCAACTCTACGGAACAATGGAAGCCGATTCCCGCGTGGGAGGGCTTTTACGAGGTTTCAAACCAAGGCCGGATTAGAAGTGTTGACAGATTCATCCGTAAAGTTACGGGTCATTCGTCTTTGTACAAAGGCAAAATCAGGGCAGCAAATCCAGATCTAGACGGCTACTTGTGTGCTCTTTTCTCTGCGCCTGGCAGGAAAAAATACTGCATGAGAGTTCACATCGCCGTGCTAACGGCTTTTGTCGGACCTCGCCCAGAGCGACACGAGTGTCGTCATCTTGATGGCAACAGGCAGAACAACGATTTAAGCAATCTCTGCTGGGGCACAGCTTATGAAAATAACCTCGACAGAATCAAGCAAGCTACTGTTGCCTATGGAGAGAGACACGGTAATTGCAAGCTGTCGGATGCCGACGTTGAAGTTATCATGAGTAGCGGGATTCAAACAAAAGACCTTACCCGTAGATTTGGGGTAGCTAAGGCGACAATCATCAAAATTCGCAATGGCACTGGAAGACGGTCTATTGCTGATCTTCAACGCAAAATGGAGGTCGCCTAATGCCTATTTATGTTCCAGGGAAGGTGGTGTTGGCCCAGACCTACGCCGGCATCGACGACCCTGACGCTGCTGCTTACATCACGGCAGTCAACGCGGCTGATGCTGCTGCGGGACAAACAGGTGGGCTGGAGACTGCTGTTCAGGTGGCAATCCACTCGTTCGTCAAGGGCTGCAAGAACGACGGGATCTGGCCTGCAATCAAGGCGTCTTGCATCTTGGCTGGTGCGCGAACACTGGAAGGAGCTCTTGTGCCCTTGGTGGGCTCTGCGCCAACGAATGTAAGTGGCCTTTTTGTATCTGGTGATTACGACCGAGAAAATGGGCTTTTAGGAAACGGAAGCACAAAGCACTTGGATAGTAACCGTGCTGGTAATGCTGATCCTCAAGACAATACCCACAACTCCTTTTACCTGTCATCTCTCCCAACTGGATCAGTCAACCAAGAGATACTTGGAAACTCCACCAGCGCAGGGGGCAACATCATCCAAACGGCGTCAAATAATACCACGTACAATGTCAGAAATAGAAACGGTACGGGTGCTGCCACTTCTGTTTCGGTGACGGCCAGCACTGGCTTCATTGGTGTTTCACGCTCAGCCAGCGATAGCTTTTTGTTTCGGGCTAAGGGCACCACCAGCTCTCCGATTTCGCAAACATCGCAGACCCCAATCTCAACCACATTAAAAGTGTTCCGAGGCTTAACCCTTTACACGAACTCTCGCCTCGCCTTCTACTCGATTGGTGGATCCCTGAATCTTGCTCAGCTTGACACTCGCGTGACAGCCCTGATCAACGCCATCGGAGCGGCCATCCCATGAACCACCCCACACAAGACACTGCCACTAATGGGTCCCGGAGGATGATGCGATGACCTGGCTGATTACCGCCAAGCAGTACATCCCTGCTGTGATTGGCGAAGCGTTTGGCGGTGGCTACTTCGCTGGCTACATCAGCCACACCGCTGATGGCAACCCGACTCATGCGTTGATCGTTGCGCCACGAGCGACTGGTGCTACAGGGACGGGATACACGCTAACAACAATGCTTCAGTGGAAAACAGCACAAACATCAACTACGGGCACAACAAGCTCATTCGACGGTGCCGCTAATACCGCTGCCATGGTTACTGCGGGCATTGCCGATCACCCTGCCGCTGAGTTCTGCAAAAATCTCAACATAGGAGGTTTTACTGATTGGTATTTACCGGCCAGGTTTGAGCTAGACATTGCTTACTTTAACCTCAAGCCAAGCACGGCAA